CTACCCTACGACTACGCAAGATGCGGGACACAGGACTGCCCCCTAGAGAAGACGTGTATGCGTAAGACACCGGGGCATCCAACCTACCAGTCCTACTTCCTACCTGATCCAAGCAAGGACTGTGACTATTACATCCACAAGGAGGAAGACGATGAACACTAACAACGTAATACCTCTTGGGAATGTCACCCGTCTAAACCTACCGACAGACCGAGTTTTAGAGGCAGCTAAGGGGCATTGCCCTGACGGTGTGGTAATTATGGGGTTTGACGAAGGGGGAGACCTCTACTTTGCATCCTCTGTTGCAGATGGGGGAACTGTTCTGTGGCTGCTTGAACACTGTAAAAAGAGACTGATGGAGGTAGAATAAATGAGTGAGAAGAAGTTCAAGTACCATGTAGAAGATACATACTCCCCTCCAGAACAGTTCTGGTTGGAGAAGATGGGTAAGGTAGGTTGGGAACTTGTGACCATCCTTCGAGAGAAGCACAATGGCAGTTTCCTGTACACTGCCTACTTCAAAAAAGAGGTGTGACATGGGAAACCCCAATGACCCCTTCCGCATCATCGTAAACAAAGTGTTGGAGCATGAGGATGGTGGTGCTACGTACACCTTTGACATGGACCATGCAGCTACACAATCTATAGCTCAGTGTGGCCTAGAGCTTATCCTTCTCTGTGCAGCATACGGGGTTGACATTCAGGATGCCTTCGATAGTATTCGCACCCTAAACAAGATAGAGGAAGACGAACGTGACGGAGCACCCACATAAACCATGCCCCTTCGAGAATTGCAAAAGCTCTGACGCATTTTCTTGGAACGACAACGGGTATGGACAGTGCAAATCTTGTGGACAGAGTTACCCATCTAGGGGTATGAAGGGACTGAAAGATTGGGCAAAGGAGACCTACCCAGTGAAGCAACAAGTCGATGTAAGAAATCTGCCAGTCTCCAAGGTTAGCTACGAGAACATTCGCGGGCTGGACCCTGATGTGTGCAAGCTGTATGGTATTCAGCTTCACCTTGACGACAATGACAAACCTGTGCGCTATGCCTTCAAGCATACGGACAATGTGAAGTACCGTGGCTACGACGAGAAGGTGTTCTGGACTAAGGAGAAGGGCAAGCCTTTCGAGGATTTGTTTGGACCTGAGTTCAATGCTGGCACCTCCAAGCGTATCTACATCACCGAGGGGGAGTTTGATTCTGCTTCCCTCTACCAAATCCTTGGTAAGACCTATCCGGTTAAGTCACTTCCCAGTGCTGGCATTGGGGAGAAGTTTGTCAAGAAGAACTACGCCTACCTCAACTCCTTCCAAGAGGTTGTGTATGCAGGTGAACTGGACGAGGCAGGCAAGAGAGCCGCAGAGGTTCTGTATGGTGCCTTCCCCCAGAAGTTCTGGTATGTACCTATGTCTCAGCACAAGGACGCCAATGAGTTCTTGATGGCTGGCAATGGGGATGCACTCAAGTGGGCTGCAATCAAACCCCAACGCTACACCCCAGACAACTTCTTCTGTTCGTCGTTGGATGTGGAGAAAGCAATCCTCACCGAGAACCCCTACGAGTACGTTCCTACAGGACACACTGGGATCGACGAGAAGTGCAGGGGTCTGGTCAAGGGTGGCATTACATTCATCAAAGCCCCTCGTGGTACTGGTAAGACAGAGGTGATCCGTTACTTCGAGACTGCCATGCTGCGTGATCCTGATGAACGCATTGCCCTGCTGCACATGGAAGAGATGAAGTCCACCACCTACCGTGCTATGGCCACCTACGAGTTGGGTGTTAATGTTCGTACCAAGGACGATGCCAAGTACAACGCTGTGGACGAGAAGGAGGTCATTGAGGCAGCAATCAAGGCCACCAAGGGTGAACGTACCATCATCTTCGAGATGCGTCTCCACGACGATCCTATGAAGCTGTTGGAGTATGTGCGTCTTGCTGCCTCAGTCTATGGTGCAGGCTTCATCTTCATCGACCACGTTCAGCGTCTGGCCTACTTGTCTAGTGCTGGTGTTGATGGTGCAACTTCCTTGCTGACTGCTCTCGGTTCTCAGATGGCACAGCTTGCCAAGGAACTGAACATCGGTGTGATCTTTATCTCACAGGTGAACGAGGATGGTCGGACAAAGTATGCTGCAGCCTTGGAAGAAGAAGCTATCATCTGCATAAAGATTGAGCGTGACGTAGAGAATGAGGACGAGGTGGAGCAGAACACTACCTACTTCCACGTTGACAAGAACAGGCCGTTTGCTAAACTTGGCTCAGCAGGTTCCCTCTTCTGGGATTCTGAAACCACAATCCTCCGAGAAGGCTTCTGATGATCGTTTTTGACTGTGAAACAGATGGACTGCTAGATCAGGCTACTAAGGTCCATGTGCTTTCGTGGACAAGTGATGGTAAAGAGTTCCACTCGACTAACAGCTACAAGGAGATGCGGGAGCTTCTGGCTTCTGAGACTATTCTTGTAGGTCACAACATCTGCCGCTTTGATATTCTTGTCTTGGAGAAAATCCTCGGCATCAGTATCAAGGCTAAGCTGTACGACACGCTGCCTATGTCTTGGGTCATGTACCCCCAACGTCAACTCCACGGGCTTGAGTCCTTCGGGGAAGACTTCGGGGTGCCTAAGCCTGAGATCACTGACTGGGAAGGTCTGACCTACGAGCAATACAAGCATCGTTGTGAAGAGGATGTGAAGATCAACTGGCTCCTCTGGAAAGACCTCATCAAGCGTTTCAAGATGGTCTACAAGGACGACAAACAGTCTATGGACAAGTTCTTCCAGTACCTGACCTTCAAGATGAAGTCTGCTGCTATGGCTGAACAGGCTGGCTGGCGCATCAACAAGGAGCTTGTAGAGCAATCTCTGGCAACCTTGGAGAAGGCTCAGGAAGAGAAGGTCGAGGAACTGCGTCAGGTCATGCCACCTGTGACCAAGTATGCAGAGAAGACCAAGCCAGAGAAGATGACCAAGAAGGATGGCACACACAGCAAGGCTGCTATCGACTGGTTCAATCTTCTGGAAGAGCACGACCTACCCCTCTTCCACGAAGACCCTGTGCGTGTCGTTAAGAGTGTCGAACAGCCCAACCCCAACTCGTCCGATCAGGTCAAGGACTGGCTCTTCTCTATGGGCTGGGAACCTTGCACCCACGACTACAAGAAGAACGAGGATGGCACTGAGCGTATGATCCCTCAGGTCCGTAAGGATGGAGAGCTTGCACCCTCAGTCAAACTCCTGATTGAGAAGAACCCCGGAGTGGGGTTGCTTGATGGGTTGACCGTGATCCAGCACCGCAAGTCCATCTTCGAGGGTATGCTTGAGTCTGAGGTGGGTGGCTACGTGAAGGCTGAGATTGCTGGCCTGACCAACACACTACGCTTCAAGCACAAGAAGCCTCTGGTCAATCTCCCCGGTGTTGATAAGCCTTGGGGCAAGGAGATCAGGGGTTCACTTATTGCTGACGAAGGTACGATCCTGTGTGGTGCTGACATGGTGTCTCTTGAGGCTACCACCAAGCGTCACTTCATCTTTCCCTACGACCCAGAGTATGTTGCAGAAATGTCTGTCCCCGGCTTCGATGAACACTTGGACCTTGCTGTTCGTGCAGGCTACATCAACAGTGACGACTACGACTTCTACACACGGGCAGACGAAGATACGGTCAACGACAAGGATCGCTTCAAGAAGATCAAGAAGACCCGCAAGAAGTTCAAGCCCGTCAACTATTCTGCAGTCTATGGTGTTGGTGTTCCTAAGCTGTCTCGTACCACTGGCATGTCCCCTGCAGAAGCCAAGGTTCTTCTGGAAGCATACTGGGAACGTAACTGGGCTGTGAGACAGTTTGCCAAGGATCAGGAGGTCAAGACTGTGAACGGGCAGATGTGGGTCAAGAACCCTGTGAATGGTTTCTGGTACACGCTGCGCTACGAGAAAGACATCTTCTCAACTCTCAACCAAGGCACAGGTGCATACTGCTTCGATCAGTGGGTTGCACACTACCTGACCAAACGACCAAACATTGTTGGACAGTTCCACGACGAATCCATCAACAGGGTCAAGAAGGGTGAAGAGCAGGAACACGAATCGGTTCTTCGTTGGGCCATCAACAAGGTCAACGAGAAGCTGAAACTCAACATCAAGCTGGACATTGACGTGCAGTTTGGGGTACGATACGCAGACATCCACTAAGGAGTAAGGTACATGGAAGAAGAAGCTTTTGACTACCTATTACAACTTCAAGTTTTGCTAGAGGATGCTTTTGACGAAGATATCTACACTAGTCTTGGGGTAAGCAAGGATGGAGTTATACTCCTTCGTGGGAGCGTTGCAGAGAATTTCTTTGCTGCACAGTATGACCCCACCTGTCCTGTAGAGAAACTTGCAGAAAAGATTATCAACAGGGTCAAGGCCCTCAGCAACAAAGGAAATACAGATGGAAAAGAAGACTAAGGGCCTCAAGCAACTCACGAAACCTTACAGCATCCCTGTGCGTCTGGCCAAGGGTGGTAAGGAGTTGGTGCGTGACAATAGCAAAGAACGCAAATACAAGGTGGCTGGTGAGAAATAGTTCTTGCCTCTGCTTTGAAGAATCTGCTACAATACCCGAATAGCAAAGGAGCTAAACATGGGAACTCGTAAAGTAAAACTGACTGGCTACGCATACTGGGCCAAGGTGTTTGAAGACAACCGCGACAAGACTGGCTTCGAGAATGCGCTGGTTGAGATTGGTGGTCAGACCACTATCGACATGGACCTCGACAACGAAAGCATGGAAAAGCTCAAGAAGTCCAAGTCCATGAAGCGCGGTTCGCCAAGCAATGACAACGATGGTATGACCCGAGTGCGTTTCACCCGCAAGTGGACCGAAGAGTATGGTGGTGGTGAGCCTACCGTGGTCAAGGCTGATGGCACCAAGTGGGACTACGACGAGGATGGTCCGATTGGGAATGGTTCGACTGTTGAAGTTGTCCTCTCTGTCTACGACACATCCCGCAAGGCCATCGTGGGTACTCGTCTCGACAAGGTTAAGGTTCTGGAACACAAAGCCTACAACCCTGATGGTGACGACGATGAGGAAGAAGAGGTGAAGTCCGTAGCCAAGGCCAAAGCATCTGCCAAGATGGAGCTTGAGGATGAGATTCCGTTTTGAGTAAAAAATTAGACACCATCGTAGAGGACATCTACAGGGTTGTCGAAGGGAAGGGAGGGTGGGATGCAACTGTCACAGAGTTCTTCTCGTCCTCCCTTTCTAGTATCGCAGAGGCTAGGTTTTCTCAGGAGCAAGTCCCCCGAGATTACCTCAGTCTCTCTGGCATAGGCTCACCCTGTGACCGTAGACTGTGGTACAAGATCAACCAAACCGAATCCTCAGAGCCACTCACTGCCGAGGCTCTTGGAACCTTCTTCTACGGAGACTTACTCGAAGCCCTTATACTGTCACTGGCAAAGGCAGCAGGACACAACGTCGAGGGTATGCAGGACAAGGTTGAAGTCTTCGGTATCCCCGGCTCTCGTGACGCTGTGATTGATGGGGTGACAGTTGATGTTAAGTCTGCATCCAAGTATGGGTTTGAGAAGTTCCGTAAACACAACCTGCGAGAAGACGATCCCTTCGGGTACATCAGCCAGTTGAGTTCGTATGTCTACGCAGGCAAGGGTGATCCTCTGGTGAAGAACAAGACCGAGGGCGCTTTCCTTGTCGTTCAGAAGGACAGGTTCAAACTCTGCTTGGATCGTTACGACTTCACAGAAGAGATTGCCAAGAAGGAGGAAGAGATTGAGAGAGTCAAGAAGCTGGTTGCTGGGTCAATCCCAGAGGATCGTATTCCACCTGTCCCTCAATCTAAGACTTCTGAGAACACGGTGCTCTCTACTACTTGTGGATACTGCGACTTTAGGAAGGTATGTTGGCCAGAAGCCAGAACTTTTCTATATTCTACCGGACCAGTATTCATGGTTGATGTCGTTAATGAACCCCGAGTGACGGAGTTAATTGAGTGAGTAGAAGACCCAAAGTTTCACCCGAAGCTAGGGGTTACAGGTCGGGCTTGGAGGGCAGAGTTGCTCAACAACTGGAGACACTGGGAATCAAAGTAGAGTATGAAGCATACAAAATCCCCTATGTCATCCCAGAAAGCTCTCACAAGTACTCACCTGACTTCGTGCTTCCCAATGGGATCATCGTCGAAACCAAGGGGAGGTTTGTTCTGGCAGACAGGAAGAAGCACTTGCTCTTGCAATCCCAGAGACCAGAGTTAGATATTAGGTTTGTGTTCTCCAACAGTTCTGCAAAGATCAACAAGGGATCATCCACCTCTTACGCTGACTGGTGTAACAAGTATGGCTTCATCTTCGCAGACAAACTTATCCCAGAGTCTTGGGTCTCAGAGAAAGGCGACAAGAATGTTCAACTGGCTACGAAAGAAGTTCTCAAAAGAAGAAGAAAAGCCTGACCAAACACTACTCTGGGGTGTCGTAGAGGGACCATTCTCTGCAAAAGAAATCCCAGACTGCGGGTTCCCGCCTGAATCGACGATGCTGATTCTAAAAGTTTCCCGTGGTGAAGATGTGTTTGATGCAGAGTTCTGGTTTGATGATCTCGACGAGGCGTATGTCTTGGTGAAGCACTTCCAGACCAACCTGTACCCAATCGTTCTCAACAACAAGGAGCCTTAATATGGCTACTAAAACAGTCGTAGTATTCTCGTGTGCACATGCCGACCCTGCAACAAGCAGCCTGCGGTTCAAAGCACTAGGAAATTTCCTCTATGATCTCAAGCCAGACATGGTGTTTGATTTGGGTGATGGAGCAGACATGAGGTCTCTCAACAGCTATGATGAAAGATACCCTAAAGCACTGGCTACACAGAGCTATGAGAAGGACATTGAGTCCTACAACACAGCCCAAGAACTCCTCCGACATCCGTTCAGACATCACCGGAAGAAGCGACCTTTTTGGGTGGGATTCGAAGGAAATCACGAGAACCGAATTAAAAAGTACCTCGCCCTTAACCCAAGGAATGAGGGAGAAAAGTACGGGGTTTCCTTTAGCCATCTTCAAACAGACCACTACTTCGACGAATACCACGAGTATGAAAACAGTGGACCAGCCATCGCCCTCTACGACAAGGTGGCCTACGCGCACTACTTCACTTCTGGTAATTCTTCTACTGCTACTAGTGGCATCCATCACGCTTATACGATGGTGAATAACCTTGGCTGTTCTGCCACCTGTGGGCACTCTCACAAGCGTGACATGTACTTCAAGGATGGTGGGCTACCTCATGGCAACATTGGCCTCGTGGTGGGCTGCTACAAGGGCGCAGAGGAGCACTGGGCTGGGCAAGCAAACAGACAGTGGTGGCACGGTGTTGTGGTGAAGCGTGAGTTGGAGAATGGCATGTACGAGCCTGAGTTTGTTTCCCTCAACCAGATCATGCGAGAGTATGCTGAATGAACTACGAAGTGACAATCCTTGTTGAAGTCCATCCCGAAGCAGCCTTTGCTGGTACCGACGACGAGATGGAGAATGTCTACAGCTTGATTGAATCAGCAGTGTTTGATATTGACGATCTGACGCTGCACACACTGGATGTAATGGAGGCAGGAAATGGCTAAGTGGAAAGACACAGGACTGGACTACTTTGAACAAGAGAAGCACTCTACCCCTTCCGCTATGGTGAGGGAGTTCTCTAGAGTTCTGGATCAAAAACCTGACGTGGCACTGTATCAGAGATTGATCTGTGAGGAGTACGAGGAGTGGTGTAAAGAGTTGCCACACACCGTGAAGGACTTGAAGGAGCTTGCAGACCTTGTGTATGTGATCTACGGCTATGCCCATGCCGCTGGGTACAATCTGGACGAGGCTGTTGAACGTGTGCATGACAACAATCTTGGTCGTTGTGTGCAACCTGATGGGACCGTCAAGCGAAGGGAGGATGGGAAGATTATAAAGAACCCTGACTATCCTGCAGTCTACTTGGAGGATTTGATCTGATGTCGATCTATCTCTTGACAACTCCCTTCCTTGGACTAAAACTACTCGGTTCGAACACATGACAGTGCAAGAGCTTATAGACAAGCTGCAGAAAGTGCAGGACAAGGGGGTTCCAGTTGTACTGGTTGACTGGTCCATCCAGAACCCACTGACAGCCAAGTATGACCTCAGCACAAACCGTATCGTGGTGCAAGCACATCGCGTTGCAATCATAATGAGCTAGATCGTGGTCGAACTGGCCTCAAAAAGAAAGTGAAAAAATGAGTAACCACCTGCCTACTGACTATCAGTCCTTCATTCACACATCACGCTATGCTCGTTGGCTCGAAGAATATAAGCGGCGTGAGGGTTGGGGTGAGACTGTCTCTCGCTACATGACCAATGTTGTTGTCCCTAAAACCCGTGACGAGATCATCCTTGACGAAATCGAAGAGGCTATTCTTGGTCTTGAGATCATGCCTTCGATGCGGGCTGTGATGACTGCTGGTCCTGCCTTGGAGCGCGACAACACGGCTGGCTACAACTGCTCCTACCTGCCTGTGGACGACCCCAAATCCTTTGACGAGGCTATGTTCATCCTCCTGTGTGGCACTGGTGTTGGCTTCTCTGTGGAGCGTCAATACATCAGCAAGCTGCCTGAGGTTCCTGAGCAACTGTTTGCTTCGGAAGATGTGATCGTTGTCCACGACAGTAAAGAAGGTTGGGCCAAGGCTCTGCGTAAGCTGATTGCTATGCTCTATGCAGGGGAAATTCCTAAGTGGGACGTGTCTAAGGTTCGTCCTGCTGGTGCTAAACTCAAGACCTTTGGTGGTCGTGCATCTGGTCCTGCCCCTCTGGTGGAATTGTTCCAGTACACGATTGAGAAGTTCAAGGGTGCTGCTGGTCGCAAGCTGTCTTCGATTGAGTGCCACGACATCATGTGTAAGATTGGCGAAGTTGTTGTGGTTGGCGGTGTTCGTCGCTCTGCAATGATTTCTCTGTCGAACCTGTCTGATGATCGTATGCGTCATGCTAAGTCAGGTATGTGGTGGGAAGGTAATGCTCAACGTGCCTTGGCTAACAACTCTGTGGCCTACACTGAGAAGCCTGACATGGAAACCTTCATGCGTGAGTGGCTCTCTCTGGTCGAATCCAAGTCTGGTGAACGTGGTATCTTCTCACGTCAGGCATCTAAGAAGCAGGCTGCAAAGAATGGACGACGAAATGATTCTTGGGACTTTGGAACTAACCCATGCTCTGAGATCATCCTTAGACCCTAC